TTCCAATTATGATGAGTGGTGCGAACAGGAAATCCTGAACGCATACCAAGATGCTGCAGAAGCAGATAAGTTTCTGTTTGGCGATTATGATTATGAAAAGGAATGGTTGGGTAAAAAAACTGATGATGTGGTTTGAGGATCTTTTAGATCCTCTTTTTTTTATAAATAAAACTATAAAGAAATAAAAAACGGAAAAAAATGTCAAGAATTACTGGCAGTGAAGTTGCTAATTTGATGGAGGCATATAATGCAGTTTATTCTCCACAAATTAACGAAGATCAGATTCAAGAAAATTTTGAGATCTGGATGAATTCTCTTGTAGAAGAAGGTTATGATCTCAGCGAATTTACTAGGGACGAACTATATGGAGAATATATTACCGAGGCTGGTGTAAATTTTGGCGGACAAAAGGCGGTTGATGCTGTAAGGGCAAGATCTGCACAACAGCAACAATCTGCATCAAAATTGGATACTTTGAGAGCACAAAGATTTGGTGCTGGTTCATATAGAACTGCAAGTCCAACACCTACTGCAAAAGCTGCTCCAACACCCGCAGCAAAACCAGCAGCTTCTGGTCTTTCTGCTGCTGATAGGGCAGCATATTCTGCTGGTGGTGGAAATGCTAAGTCCCAGCAAGGAAAGGGAATGAGTACCGCTCAGGTAATCGCCCAAGGTAAAACAAATCTTGGGAGAATGGATCAGGGAAAACCTGCCCCCGCTAAACCAGCACCTGCTGCCGCTGCTAAACCAGCACCTGCTGCCGCTCCTGCTGCTAAGGTGGCACCCGCTGCTGCAGCACCATCTACCGCTGCTACAGGATTCAAACTCGCTCAACAAGGTGTAAATCTTGCTGCACCTGCTGCACCTAAGAAACCAAGTCTTGCAAGTGGTATTGATGACATTAAGGCAATGCAAGCAGCATCACGTCAGCGTCAAGGATTAACACAAAGTTTCGATCCATTTGATGTCGTATTGGGACACCTGATTGATGAAGGTTATGCTGATACTGAAGAAGCAGCAACTGCTATTATGGCAAATATGAGTGAAGGTTGGAGAGAGAGTATTGTTGAAAATAGAGGAATGGCTTATAGTGGAGGAAAACCAGGAGCTTCTGGTGATGGTGGCAAACCAACAGGTATTACAGGTGGTACAACATATAAAATGAAAGGATGGGATGATGATGCTAAAGATGCTAAAAAACCAAAGGTAAAGGGAGTCTGAAACCACTTTTCAATCTAATACACAAGAGGGTCTCACCACCCTCTTTTTTTTATAAATATTTGCATAGGAAAAAGTCAATTAAAAATGAACAAATCATTTCTGGACGATATAGGTTATCTTTATAATAATATTACAACTCAAGATAACCAAATTCTTAATGAAGAATCTGAATATTATAATGAAGAGTTTGCAGAATTGGTGGAAAATATTATTTCCACTATTTCATATTCAATGATATCTGAAGGATGTTCTGCATCCAGTGTTATTGATTTCTTAGCAAATGCTCCAGAACAGGAAATCCTTGAGTATTATCTAAATTGCAATTTTAGCGAAGGTGTTGTATCTGAAGAATATATCGAAGAGCAATTAATAATTCTTGAAGGTGGTTGGTCGTTGCTTGGAAAAGCTGCAATGGCTGGATTGAAAAATGCAGGTCGCGTTACCAAGATTGCCGCACAGAGGATGGCAGGACCTGGTGTTAGAAAGGCAATTGGTGGTGCTGTAACTAAGGCGAAAGATATTGCTAAAGGTGTTAAAGCATCACTTCCTGCAGTTGCTAAAGGTGCTGGAGTCCTTGCTCTAGGCGGCGCTGGGGGGTTTATTGGAGCCAAGATGGCAGGTGCTGGTAGTGAGGCACCAACCGCTAAGGGAACCCCTTCTGGTGGTGCTGTGAAGGATTTGGCAGCGTATAATGCAGGTGGTGGTGGAGCTAAGTCTAAGAAAGCAGGAATGGCAGCTGCTGATGTTGAAAATCTTGGTAGATCCAATCTGTTCAAAGCAGGTGGTGGTGACGCTAAAATGAAAAAAGCGGGTCTAACCAAACAACAAGTTATGGATCTTGGATCCAAGAATACTGCCACTAAAAAACCTGCAGTAAAACCAGCATCAACACCTTCTGGTGGTTCTGGTAGTGGTGGAGGTTCATCTCCATCTACTGCAGCAAAACCAACAAAACCAGCAGCACCAGCAAAACCAGCAGCAAAAGGTCCTGCTATTGGAACCACTAAAGGTGGAACCAAATATGAAATTAGAACTCCAGATGCAAGAGAGATGGCAGCATCTAAAGCAGCTGGTGGTGGTGAGGAAGGTGTAAAAGCGGCAGTAGCAGCAAGTCAACCAACAACTGGACCTACAAATGCTAAGGTTGATACTAAAGCAGCAGATGCAGCATTGGCAGCAGAAAATGAAAGATTGAAAAAGGGAACGAAACCAACAACCCAAAAAGAATCTTATGATGCTTATGATTTAGTTTTAAATTATCTGTTTGAAACAGGTCAGGTTGATACAATCTCCGAAGCACACTACATTATGATGGAGTTAAATGCTGATGCAATTGGTGGTATTGTTGAAAAATATTCTACTTTTGGATACAACGCTGATGACCCAGGAGATGATTTTGAGCAGTTTGTAGATCGGGGTCCAAAAACAAATAAGCAGAAAAGGAACGGAATACAACTCAATAATAAGATTCTTTCAAAACCTGGAATGCCTATAAAAGGTGTTTGAGTCCGCTTTTGAAACTTTATTAAGCACCTCTTGACAAGGTGCTTTTTTATTGCTAGAATAGGTTTGTTCCCGTTAAAGATAAATAATAGCTCATAAGATTACTTTATATGAGCTATGAAAACCCTTGGATATACGCTGGAGAAGTATTTGAGTCTTCTCATATTCAAGATTGGTTTGGTTTTGTTTATCATATTCACTGCACTACAACTGGGCGTAGTTACATTGGTAGAAAATATTTCTGGTCATTCCGCACACCAAAGGGCAAATCTAGAAAGGTTAAATCAGAGTCTGACTGGAAAAAATACTATGGATCTTGTCCAGAACTTAAAGAAGAACTAAAGAAATACGGTAAAGAGTGTTTTGAAAGAAAAATAATATCTTTACATAAGACCAGGGGCAAAGTCAACTTTGAAGAAACAAGACAACTTTTCCTAAATAATGTGTTGACCGAAGCACTTGACACTGGGGAGCCTGCATACTACAATAGCAACATTCTCTCCAGATATTTTAGAAAGGATTATTTTAATGACAATTCTTGAAAACACCCTTCGAAATTCACATGACTGGGCAATTGACCGTATGCATTTCCTATACGAAATGAAAGATTATGATTCTGCCGTGGCAATTCAATCAGAGTTCAGTGAGTGGTTGAATCCAGATATTCCAGAGCATGATATTTTTTCATTAGAATTCATAGGAGAAGAAAATGACACTAGACCTTCATAACTTTTTTAAATTTTATGATGAAAAAAATTCAGATCACGTAGCAGCAGTTCAATGGTTAGAGGATAACCTACCTGCTAACTTCTTAGATGATGCGGAAACTGAGTGGATCGGAATGTTCAGAACAAAACCACCAACACCATCAGTATTGGCGGTTCCTTACTTTAATCAAGTAGACAACTACAGAGATGCACATAGAACTTGCAACTCTTCATCGTGTGCTATGTGCCTTGCTTTCCTCAAACCAGGAAGCATCAAAGGCGATGATGAATATGTCAAAAAAGTTTTTGCTATTGGCGATACAACTGATCACGCGGTTCAGACCCGTGTTCTACAAGGTTATGGTGTTAAGTCACACTTTAGTTACAATCTTTCTTTTTCTGATGTGGATAAAAGTCTTGATGCTGGCAAACCCGTTGTTATTGGCATTCTGCACAGGGGTTCTCTTTCTGCACCTACTGGCGGGCACATGGTTGTAGTCATCGGTAAGACACCAGACGGCAAAGGATACTATGTAAATGATCCTTATGGTTCATTGAATGACAACTACACTGGACCAGTAACAAACGGTAAGAAGACCATTTACACCAAAGCAGTTCTTAAGCATCGTTGGTGCCCAGGAGGTTCGGATGGATGGGGAAGAATCTTTGATTAATATTAAAAAGCAGATACTTGAGCAAGTTAAGTACTTAACAAATAACGGAAGACATAAAGAAGCTTCTGAATTATTTAATAAATATTTCCCAAACTTTGGAGACAAACAATGGCAAGAATAGATTTACACAACTTCTTCAAATTCTATGATGAGAAGAATCCTAATCACATCAAAGCAGTTCAGTGGTTAGAAGATAACCTTCCAGTTAAGTATCTTGATGATACTGTAGATTGGGCGGAGATTTATAGAGGAAAAAAGACTAGTGCTGCACCAGCATCTGCACCAACTGCTGCAGCGCCTGTAACTGTTGGTGGTGATGATACTCCTATGACGGGTCTAAAACTCATCAAAGAGTTTGAAGGATGTAGATTAAATGCATACCCAGATCCACTCTCAGGCAATCTTCCGATCACTATTGGTTGGGGATGTACTCGTAAAAAAGATGGATCACCATTTCATATGGGTGATAAAATTACTCAAGCAGAAGCAGATGAACTTTTAATTGACGAATGTAAAAAACACTTTCTTCCATCACTTCGTAAGATCCCACATTGGGGTGAAATGTCTGATGGTAAAAGAGGAGCACTTCTCTCGTTTGCTTATAACCTTGGTGCTGGTTTTTATGGTGGTGATAATTTCAACACTATTACACGCACACTGAAGAATAAAGAATGGGACAAAGTTCCCGATGCTTTATATCTCTACCGTAATCCTGGTTCTAATGTAGAAGCGGGACTTGCTCGTAGAAGAAAAGCAGAAGGCGAATCTTGGAAAAAAGGTTAATAAATAGTATCAATCATAACTGATTCACTGATCTTAAATGGTCTGAATCTACATAGTCCAATTCACGATTCTGTGATTTGGTGAATACTTCATCTTAAACAATACTTTTGTTTTCGTTAGTACACATCAAATCACGGAATTTTTATGTCTTACGCTACGAGGGCGCTCGCTGTAGCGTCTGCTCTTTTAATGGGGGCACCAACAGCAGTATTATCTCACACTAACTCTATCGGATATGTTGGTGGTGGGAACGGAGCAGTTACTTTCTGGTACGGTAACTGGCATCCTGGAACTACTTTCAACGAAGGTACTTTAACTCTACAAGGTATCAACGGAACTA